GTTGAGTAAGAAGAGAGTAACTTAAACCTCAAGGAGTGGTAAACCTAAAAGACCGTGACTGAGAAATACTTCTCAAAAGGAAGTGGATACGAAGGGAAACAATAATCCTTCAAAAGGTTCTCACATAAAGCTATAATCTCAGGCTATATTAACTTATCTGACCTGTCTTTCTGACGGGTTTTTTTGTTTATAATAGATACTTAATGATATGTCAATATTAGAAAATTTAAAAGAAGTTTTACCAGAGTGGTCAAAAATTTCAGTTAGAGAGTTACCTAACAAAATCGAATACGAAATTCATATTCAACCAACAATTACTGACGATGAACATTTTAAATTGATGGTTAACATAAAACAGGCTTGTCAAGGAAAATTTTTAGAAAGATATACAAAAGAAATCGGAGAACATTTCTATATTTATACAAAAAAATAAAATGGAAACAAGTCAAATAGAAAAGGAGTTCATTAAGATTAAGAAATGTATTAATTCTGTAACACATTTTGGGCAAATCCAATCTTGTGAAAATTTAATTAAGTTATTTTCATCAAAACATTTTGAGGAGGATATGTCAAATGATGAGGAATTACAATTTGGCTCTGAAGTTACAATATTAAATAACCTTTTGAATGAAAAAATAAAAAAGTATAAAGAACTATAAGTTTAAACCTCACAAATGTGGGGTTTTCGTTTTTTATGGTATTTATTAATTATGAAAGTTATTCTTAAAGAGAGTCAATTTGGAAAATTATTGAATGAGGCTAAAGGGGTTAACGAAGCTTCAATAGAATATGTTAACTTATTATATAAAATCATTGAACCTAAGGTAATTGAAATGATTTCAATTGGTAAAAATGATGAAGATGAATTTTTTGTTGAAAGTAATGAAATTTTAAAAAAATTCAGAAATAATTTAGACACATACTATGAGTTCCCAATTGAATATCTTGATGTTGACTTAACTTTTAAAGTAACCAAGAAAAAATCTGAAAACGGGTTAACGTTTTCTAATGATGGGGCTGCTTATCCTGTTACTCTTGATTCTAGTGGTGGTTCATATCTTAAAGAACCTGATGAAAATTTACCTGTAAAAGTTTTAAAAAATGTAGATAAAACAATCTACGCTAAATTTGAGTTTGAGGTTTATATTAATATTGAGTTTGATTTTAGTCAGATGGATGAATTATTGTTTGATTTAAGAGATACTATAACTCACGAATTAAATCATATGTACGAATTCTATAATAGAGTTCAAAAAACTCCACCTTCTGAATTTAGTTTAGCAAAATCTTTTTTCGGAGGTAAAAATATTAACACCCCTAAAAAAATATTTAAAGTTTACACCAAGTTTTTAGATTATTTATATTATTCTCAACCATGGGAAATAAATGCTAATGTTCAAGAGGCGTATTCTAAAATACTTAGAATGTCATGGGAAGAATTTAAAAAAACAAACCAATATAGAATTGCCGATGAGATGGAAAACTATAGTGGTGAAAAAATGTTTGATGAGTTATATAATGCAACAATGGAGAGAAGTCCTGAAGCAGTTCTTTTTCATATTAGAAATTTACATAAATTTTATTTGAAACAATATTTGGAATATATTGTCGCTGAGAGAGGTGATAAGATTAAAAATGAGGAAGAATTATTGAGAGACGAAGTTTTCAAAACTAAAAATATTTTAGAATTGTTTAAAAAGTTTGAGTCAAGAATCAATAACGCAGGTAAAAAGTTAAAAAGAAACTATGCCAGATTAATGACAATTGAAAGAGATGAATGATAAATTACATAAAATTAATAAGTTTATCGAAGGTAAAACTTTTGTTTACGACCATGATGTTAGGTTTAATCAAAACCCTGTAAAGGTTTACTACCAATTTCATATTGATGGGGTTAAAAGATTGATTTCAATAGGAGAATGGAAAGACCATCTTTTTGTTTCGGTTAAAATTGTAAATGGGGAAGGGATGGTTAATCTGTATCTTAGTCATTTCAAAAATCAAAGAATTGTGGGAAGAGAGTCAGTTTCTAATAACTGGTTTGAGTTCTCCGTTCAGACGGGTCAAGATATTGAATCTTTTTTAAAGTTTTTTAATATTGATATGAAAGTTGTAATTGATACGATTGAATTTGAACCAAATAAAGATTTTAAATCATTTTTAAAAGATGAGTAAATTTATAATTACAGAAGAAGAGAAAAAAAATATTTTATCGCAATATAATTTAATTAATGAAGAAGATTACGGAGCTCAAAGATTAAATTTGGGGGAGATTTCTGGTAAAACTTACGAATTTTATTTACAACCAGGTAAAAAAAGTGAAGAATTTAAGTTTACAGATTCCTCACAACCGCACCCAACACCTAAAGCTTATTTACCAAAAGGTAAAAATAGATTTTTAATTAGTCCAAAAACACTTACTTATTGGAGTGGTGAGACTCAAATGAATTATTCGTTTGTAACTAAACCAATAACTGATGGTAGTGAAACTTATTCTTCAACTTCTTTATATACTGATAAAAATATGATACAAACGTCTCAATTTTTATTGACAATTGCTTATAAGCCGGACTCACCAAAGTCTAAGTGGAGAAATGAAAGATTCTATGCTTACAGTGACGATTTAAAGAATGATATGGTGGATAACAAATTAATCTAATTTGGATTAATTAGAATTATTTCGTATCTTTGTGCTCGTTATGAGTAAAAAAGAACAATACCAACAAGTTTATGAGGATGATGAGACAATTGCCGTTTGGACTTATGATTTAACAAAGTTCAAGAACGGACCAATCTCTGTTGAGATTAAGTATAAGCATCCACCTGAAAAGAAACAAACCAACCGAGAGAGACTCTCCAAAAAGAAATAATATGCGAGTAATAATGTTAGACCACGATGGAGTTATCTGTCTATCTGATAATTGGGGGTCACGATTTAAGAAACAAAAAAAGTATAGGAAAAAATTGAGTCAATCAGTAATGACAATGCCTCTTGATGCTCGTTTTGATAACTTTGATAAGAAGGCAATCAAGGTATTGAATGAAATCTTGGAACAGACCGGTGCGGAAATCGTCGTATCTTCTGATTGGAAAGTTTGGTGTTCAGTTGAAGAAATGGGTGATTACTATGAGAAACAAGGTATCATCAAACGACCAATTGATTTCACAACAAATATGATTGATGGTGAAAAAGTTACCTGGCACCGAAATTGGGATTTGGAAGGAACAAGAAGTACACAGATTCAAGAATGGTTAAAAGAACATCCCGAAGTGACACATTGGGTTGCAATTGATGACTTGGATATGGGAAAGACAGGATTACATTACGGAATGGAATTTGAACACGAGTGGGGATTGGATAATTTTGTATTAACACCTTTGAACAATGAGGGAATCAAACAGGTAGGGGTTAAAGAAAAGGTATTATCTTTCTTACAAGGATAATATTTATTTGTGGGTTCAAAAAAAAGTTGTATATTTGTTAAATGAAAAAAATAATACTATACACACTAATCTTAATTTTACCAATTTTCATTTGTGCTAAAATTGTAAGTACCTATTCAAATGACTACTCATGTGAATATTTTTCTATTAAGTCTAGTAATAAGTTTCACGTAATTACTTTTAAAAAAGATAAAGTTAAGTTTGGAGTTTCAAACTCTACAAAAGGTAACTTTAATTTTTATGTTAATTCAAATTTTTTTGGCACCAATGGTAAAGCCATCGGTGGAGTTGTGATGGATGGTAAAAGAAAAAGTCAAAGAGTTAATAAAGGAGGGTCATTCATTGTTAAAGATGGTAAACCAAATATTGTTTTTGGTTCAGTGGATAATTGTCAGTACGAATCTCAAAGTATTATATGGGTTTTAAAAAACGGAGTAAAGAATACTGGTATGTTAAAACAACCACATGCTAAAAAAAAAGTTATGCGTCTTTTGATGGGTAAAAACAAAAAAGGTGAAATTGTTGTAATCCATTCTAATCAATATATTTTAGTTACAATGTCTGAAATAGTTAATGTGGCGGTTGATAATGGAGTGACAGATGCTATAATTTTAGATAGTGGTTCTTCTGTTGATTTAATGTTAACTAACGGAAGTTTTTCACATAGTGTTAAGTCAGTACCTTCTGAAATTAAAGGTTTGGTTGGTATTAAAGAACCACCTGTTTACATTACAGGGTCTTTTTAACCACAAGTGAATCTTTTAATATTTTTTGCAACTTCTTTAACATAACCGTGAGTTGAGATGTTTACACCATCCCATCTTTCGGTTGTGTAGTTTGGTATATAATTAACGGCTTTTTTATCTTTATAAATTTGAAGACCTGACTTTGTTTGTGAGTCAGAACATTTACCTTTAATTTTTGGGTCAGTTGTTTCACAATACGGTGTAATATAAGATTGACCCAAATTAAAAGTTGCAATCGCCATATCTAAAGCAGCATTACCGGTCCCCTCTTTAAAATTAGAAGATGGTTGATTCTGAGAATATCCGATACTAACTAGTTTGTCGTAATTATTTTTAATAATATTGTATGCCGCCCTTAAAGAACCTATAGTTGTATATAAATCATCTACGGGTATTCCAATATCCTTAGCTGTTTCAGGTCTTATTTGAGCGTATCCAACAGAACTATCACCACCTACTTTTTGCCATAATTTTTTAAGTGGTCCTAAATATTTGTATCTATCACTTGTTCCAAAGGTTGTTTCTCTACCAATGATTCCTAAAGCTGTCTTTAAAAGATTTGTATTTAAACCTTCTTTTTTTAGAGTAAAATAAGCGTGTCTGAAAAGATAAGGAATACAGGCAATTTGTTGATATTTTGAGGTCAATATTGTCGGAGTTGGGCTACCATCCTTCATTATTGGATTTTTATTTTTGTCTAATTCTTTTGGGTACTGTTGTTCTGAATATGACGGAAAAAGTCTTTTTGCTTCAATTCCTTGGTAAGGTCCGTTTATCAAAGTGTAACCACCTTTTTTATTTGATTGATAAACCCATTGTTCATTTAAAACTTTTTTAACTAATTTAACAATGTCTGATTCTGTAAGTTTGATAATACTACTCATAATTTTATAAATATTTGATAACTTAAAAAAAAATGTATGACACACCTTGTTATAATAAGAAATCTGGTGTATATTTGTAAAAGAAAATAAAAACAAAAAATAAATATTATGAGCAAAAAAAACAAAAACCAAAACAGTGAGTTGATTGAAAAATTGAATGAAATCCAATCACAATTAAATGAAGTTAAATCCGATGCGGGTTTCGTAGTTGAAGAAGCGGATATCGTTTTCACAAGAGAACAACTTGAAAACTTCTTGGTTGAATACACCAACAAAATTAATGAGTACATCTTTGATGAAATGATTAATTCATTAGATGCTAATGATGTGGTAACATTTGACGTAGATGGTCGTGAAATTGTACCAAGTATTGACGAAGATGTTTTGAGAGACGCATTCGTAAGTGCTACAGAAGGTGTTGAAAACGATATTATTATGGAATACGCTGATGAAGCAATTTCCGAAGTAATCTAATTTGTAAAGAAGACCCCACAATACCGATTTATCTGCGGTTGGACAGTGTGAACCTGGCAAGAAGACTCCAAGGCTATGGGGGAGGTAACACAATTTTGAATCAGATATCCCCATTATGGATTGAGGGGGTTAGGGACTTTAAGTGGTCGTAATACAATCCACAAGTTGTAGAAATACTGGACAATTCTACAATATACACTCTTCTTACGAGTGAGACCGACCATGTAACTTTGGGGGTAGGGTGAAGATGTCCTGAGGGTAACCCTGTAATATGGGTGAGAGTAGAGGTCTTCGGTGGATGGTTACTACGGTCCCACTCTCTTGGGGCATATCCGAAGAAATACTATATATGGTACATACTACTAACCAAAGGTCGTCTCGTGAAATACCACACGGACAGAGAAGACGACCTTTACCTTTTTAAAAATGAATATGAATTACGGAAAAGAGTTTAGAAAGTACGCTATGAGTGAGGGGATTTCCTCGTTGAATTTGGATAGATTTGAAAATGCTTTAACACCTTATGTGTTAGAGGAAAGAGAATTAAGAGCGACTCAGATTGATATCTTCTCACGATTAATGAGAGAAAGAATTTTGTGGGTATCGGGAGCGGTTAACCAACATATGTCAGATATTGTTCAGGCTCAGTTGTTATTTTTGGACTCGGTTGAACAACGTGATATTACATTATACATTAACTCACCTGGTGGTTCGGTTCTCTGTGGTCTTGGGATTGTTGATTTGATGAACTACATTAAGTCAGATGTTGCAACCACAAACATTGGGATGTGTGCGTCTATGGGGTCGGTCTTACTATCATCAGGTACCAAAGGTAAAAGGTCATCTCTAGTGTATTCAAAAGTAATGACACATCAGGTAAGTCACGGAACCGAAGGAAATGTTCAGGACACAAGAATTAATCAAATGGAGGCTGAGAAATATAACTACATTTTGTTTAAGATGATTGCCGAGAATTGTGGTAAAACGGTTGAGGAAGTGTTGGAGGTTTCAAGAAGAGACAAATGGTTCAACTCGGATGAAGCAAAAGAGTTTGGTTTGATTGATGAGGTAATTAAGAGTGAGGGAACCAAAACAATTTCTGAGATGTTAGTAGGTTTTGATGACTACTACAACAAGGAAGTTTTTAATAGATAATATAAAATGAAGAAGTAGCTCAGCAGGTAGAGCATAGGGACAGAAATCCCTTGTGCCGCGAGGTTCGATTCCCGCCTTCTTCACTCTTAAAACCGAAGATTTCTTCGGTTTTTTTTGTTTTACTAAAAATAATTTTGTAAATTTGTAGAAATAAATAATGGACTATGAAAGGTTGGTATGAAACAATGTTATGGGTAATCGGTGTTATTGACTCTTGTACCCATCCCATACAAGATATCGCTTGTCGAAAACTTGTAAAAAATTATTTAACCATGTATGGGAAACAATTAGGTGGACCGACGGGTGATTTATACAGGGCGACAGAACAACGTTTAAGAACGGTAATTGATGAAAACAGATACAATAGATTAATCAATCAATAAAATAATATTATGTATAAATTAAATCATGAATCATTAGAGTTTGTTAAGGTAAACAAATTTAAATTCTTTTCAAAGATTGGAGTTGTAACAATTACAATGGCTATCCTATCATCACTATTCACCTTTTTTTGGACTAAATCTCATATCGTAGAGACGATGACTGAGTATGAAAAAGTATTGTTGGTAGAAGAAGTTAACAAATTCTCGGAAGACAAGATGGTTGAAAAAATCAAAGAACTTGGATTTAAATATCCACACGTTGTTATGGCTCAAGCAATCCTTGAGACTGGTAATTTTAAGAGTCCTGTTTTCCAAGAGAACCATAATTTATTTGGAATGAAAGAAGCCACAAGCCGATTGAATTTGGCAAAAGGAACCCAAAATAATCACGCATCATATGCAAATTGGGAAGATAGTATTTTGGATTATGCATTGTGGTGTTCAACATATGCAAACAAAGCACAATCAGAGGACGAGTATTTCCAAATCTTAAATAGTCTTGGTTACGCTGAGGACGGGACATACGAAATGAAACTAAGAGAAATTATTAATAAGTACGATTTAAAGAATAAGTTTAGTTGATGTATTTATAGAATATGAAATACGTCATTACGGAATCTCAACATAGACAAATCATAAAAGAAATGAACGAGGAAACCCTTAAAAAGGTTTCAACCAATTGGTTCAAGAAACAAATTGCACGAGGTGAGGACCCACATATTGATGGGTCCTTACTTATGTTTTTAGGGATTAAAAAATACTCAACGGCTCACGATAGATTACTTAGGTCATTAAGGGAGTTTTTGGGTAATGGTATATACGAGGCGGCTGACAATAGGAATAGTAAAGTATTTGACACATCTGACTACCCTGAAATATCAGGTGGATATGATTTTAAATTCAAAGTTAATATTGTTGATAGAGACATGTTTCAATTATTATTAGGGATTGATGTTTTACCTGGTGGTGAGGTGGATTTAATTATGACAGATGGTGGAGTTCGTGATTTAAGAGATGCAATGCTTGACGATGAAATTGGAATGGAAATTCACCATGAATCTGCTGATGTAATTTATAGAATCATAGAACAGGAAATTACTGATTATACTGGGTTTTCTTGTGTCGTAGAAAAAATCAATTATATTTAACAAATCTTTTGTAACCTTTTCTACTTATATGTAGTATATTAGAATATGGAAAAGTCTTTACTATATTTATCACAGAATTTCACACAAGGTGATGTTGATGTCGTGGTAAAATTTATTGAGACTTTAGATGAAAAACCAGCATTAATCAGAAAAATCTCATTCCTATCTGTTGAAACAATACAAAACATCATTCATCACTCGGACAAAAATATAAATGGTAAAACTTTTGCATACTTTGAATTATTGAAATCTGATAATGGTTACACAATAAAGACAGGTAACCTAATCTCAAAAGAAAACACCGAAAAGTTAGAAACACGATTAGATTGCGTTACTCATTTAAACGAAGAAGAAGTAAAAGAAAAAATAACCAATAGTCTTAAAAACGACAACTTCAGTGAAAAAGGTGGAGGAAACATAGGACTACTCTCAATTAAAAAAAGAACAGGTGATGGAATGTCATATAACATTGAAGTATTTGAAGGGAAGTATAATTTTATAAATTTTGAAATAAAAATACTTTAAATTGACTATTTATAATAAAAATTAATTATGAATACTAGTTTCAGTAAAAAAAGATATCTTGCAGAAGCAAATGAACAATTAGAAAAAAGATTTTTACAATCAAAAAAAATGATTAGTGAGGCACCTGAAGTAATGCCAAAATACAATCCTTCAGAAATGATTTCATTGTCTCAAGATATTCTAAAACAAAATGGTGCAAATTTTAATATCCAAGATTACGTTAGTTCAGGAGATAACCCAATGTGTGTACCTAATAATGATAAGACAGGAATTTTGTCAAAAATTTTTGATTACCTTAATGGTTTAGGGACAACAAATGAAATAGAAAACTCAATAAAGAACATAATCGTTGGACAAGATGTGGGAGGTATTAAAATACCAAATGAATTAAGAAATGATGCTGCAATTATTGGAGCTGGGCTTATCGCGGCCGACGAATCTGAAGGAGATACTAATGTGATGTCTGAACAAGGTATTAACTACAAAAAAAGAGCAAGACAACAAAATCGTAAAAGAAATGTTAGAAAACATACTAAATGTTACAGAAAACACAATAAATTTTAAATATTTAATTAAAAAACTTGACATAACTGAAAAATAGTTGTAACTTTGTCAAACAATTTCATATTTAATTAGAAACAATGAAACAGAACTCAAAACATAACGTAACTAATCTCCCGATTAACGTGGGCCAAACTTGGTTTACGATTAAGGGGCAGGATTGCCGTAAGTTCAGGGTTCTTAATAAGATGTAATCGTATCATCAAATATATAAGGAAACCCTGGACTACAAAAAAGTTCAGGGTTTTTTTTTGGTTCTTTGACATATTGGTAAAATGGTGATGTAGCTCAGAGGGAGAGCTTCTGATTGTTAATCAGAGGGTCGGGATTTCGAAATTCCCCATCACCGCAATTTAATGACTTCGTAGCTCAGCAGGTTTAGAGCACCTCACTTTTAATGAGGGAGTCGTGGGTTCGAGTCCCACCGGGGTCACTTTTATACACGTCTGTGGTGTAATGGTAGCATAAATCTCTCCAAAAGATTTGGTCAGGATTCGAATTCTTGCAGGCGTGCAACAAGCCTCTATAGTTAAAGGGTATAACGATTGATTTGTAATCAATTGTTCTTGGTTCGATTCCGAGTAGAGGCTCTAACATTCTCACGTAGCTCAGTTGGTTTAGAGTTTTTGACTGATATTCAAAAGGTCGTTGGTTCGATTCCAACCGTGAGAACTTAATTCGAGAATGAAGTGTAATGGTGTGCATAGGATGTTTGGGACATTCAGGAGACGTTCGATTCGTACATTTTCGACAAATGGTACCATAGCTCAGTTGGTAGAGCAAAGGACTGAAAATCCTTGTGTCGGTGGTTCGAATCCACCTGGTACCACGAGGTCCTGAATTGACAGGACAACCCCCACCTCCGATATGGCAGTCGGTCCGTTAATCCGACGAAGATGGGGTTTTAAAAAGTGTCTCGGTACGCTCTGACGAAAGTCAACGACGAGGTCTCGGTGGACAGAAGGCCTCTGATTCCACCCAAACTGCGGTGGTCGTATAGAGGTTTATTACGCTGGATTGCCAATTCAGAAACGATGGTTCGATTCCATTTCACCGCTCTTGCTCGATTTTGTTCCTACTTGTGATATTTATAATAAAACAAGAATATGCCGAGAAAACCTTACAAAATACATTACATATATAAAATTGTTAATTTATTAAATGACGAATTTTATATCGGAATGCACTCAACAAATGACTTGAACGATGGTTATATGGGTAGTGGATACAGAATTAAAAGAAGTTTAAAAAAATATGGTAAGGAAAACTTCAAAATGGAAATAATTGATTTTTACCCAAATAGAGAAATCTTAAAGGAAAAGGAAAAAGAGATTGTTAACCAAGAATTACTAAACGATGAGAAGTGTCTTAATATAGTTTATGGAGGGTCAGGTGGGTTTATAAGTCCTGATGGGGTTAAAAAAGGTAGAAGAAAAACGGACGAAATATTATTACAAAAATATGGTGATAATTTTAAAAGTGAGATATCTAAAAAATTTCATAATGGTTTAAGTGAAGAAGATAAGAAGAAATATTATGATAAGATATCTAAAACTCTTAAAGAAAAATATGAGAACGAAGGGCCTTGGGGTTTTTATGGGAAAACACATACCGAAAAAAGTAAAGAAATTATAGGAATGAAAAACTCAGTAAATCAAAAAGGTGAAAAAAATTCGCAATTTGGTACTTGTTGGTTAACTAATGGTGAAAAAAATATTAAAATTAAAAAAAATGACTTACATTTATACCCCGAATGGAAATTAGGGAGAACAATGTTAAAATGAGGGTATCGCCTAGTAGGTATGGCATCACACTTCCAATGTGAAATAGGGTCGGTTCGAGACCGACTACCCTCTCAATTTGGCTCTATGGTTGAATGGCTACAATGCCGGCTTGTCACGCCGTGTGGTACGGGTTCGAATCCCGTTAGAGCCGCTAAAGAGGAATAACTTGCGTAGGTGCCTCAGGGGACTGCAGCCCCACTACGCTCCATATTGTCCCTTCGTCTAAAGGCAGGACATCTGATTTTGGTTCAGATAATGGTGGTTCGAATCCATCAGGGACAACTTTTTTTTGTTTTATTAATAAACTTGCCTTATCTTTGTCCTATGAAAAAAGAATTTGTTACATACGAAATCGCTTTGGAACTCAAACAACTTGGATTTGACGAACCTTGTTTGACAGGATATAGTACTATAACCGAAAAGTTAGAGTATTATTCAAGACCGATTGTTACAAAAGATTCATTTACTGTTGACGCACCAACTTACTCCCAAGCATTCAGATGGTTTGAAGAGAATTATTCATATTTTGTGGATATTAGAACTGACACCACACCAAATGAGATTTTGGGATTTGACTATACGATTAAGAGTTGGAAGTTTCCACCGATGTATTTTGATTTCTTCAAAGATAAGAGAGAAGGAAACATTGAGGTAATCAAGAAGATGATTGAGATGGCGAAGAAAGAGAAACAAAAGGAGATTCTTATTGACTTAATGAATATGGATGATTGGGGAACTAAAGAACATCTTTCAGTTGGGGAGAAGATGATTAAGATGGTGAAAGATGCGAAACAAAAGAGTATTAATAAAAAAAATAAATAATATGACACCGAAACAACAAAACGCGATTGACAACATAATGGATTACTTCAAATTTGAACAAGTCCAGAAAGTAATGGAACTATTAAATTGGGAGTGGGCGGCTTCTGACGAAGGTATCCCAACTGTTCCTGAATTGAGACAAGAAGCGAGACGATTATTAAAGATGGCGTTTGAAGAGAAAACAAACGTATCAACAGGAGGGTTTTACGTTAAATATGAATCGGATGTAGATGGTGAGTTTATTCAATTAATGTTTGTGGTTGAAGAATGGGATGAAGAAATAGAAAAAGATTTGGTAGATTGAAAAACTTACCATATCTTTGTCGGAGTCAGGTGGGTGTAATGAGGGATGGTCCCAAGTCCTAATAGATAGTGGTTCTCGACACTTGGAGATTCCATTAGAAGTAAGGTTACTTATCCGGTTCGAGTCCGGCCCTGACTACAAACGTGTTGTTCCCTTGAGAAAGGAGGTATTGATAAAAAAGGAAGTTGTTAAAAGTAACAATATGCTTACAACACAGAGGACTTCTCATCCTCAACTATTAGTGAACTTTGGTACCCATACCGCTGACGATGGGCTAAGTAAGATACAATTCCGTGTTGCGGGGAGTAGAATACCGAAGAGCTGATAGTAATATAGTCAAGTGGTGCAATTGGTTAGCACGTTCTCATAGTGAGAAGAATACAGGTTCGAATCCTGTCCTGACTACAATGAGTAAGAGATACTCAACAGTCTTTGGTCCAAGACTCATTTAACAATGGACTCGGTATAGACTGGGAAATGCCGATAGTACCCAGCCGTGGAGTAACGGTCCTGACACACCGCCACGTA